TGAGTGATCAACTCATCTGATACTATTTTAACCATTTTAAATCCTTTCATTTTAATGGCGATCGTATGGGGCAAACATTAAATTGTAGGAGACAATCCAAGAGCAACCCCATACGATCTATTAAAAATAACTCTGCTCTTGTGCTATCTTAAATATCACATCCATTCAGATAGTCAAATAAAAAAATAGGGCTATAGATTTTTCTATAACCCTATTAAGTAAATCCCTAAAAGCGAAAGGATAAAAAAATTCTTTTAAGGATTATATTTCGACCAATATTCATTCCAGTTATCAGTCAAAATTTCGTGTGACCATTCTTGCCAATCGTCTCTCCAATCGATTAAAGGCGAATGGGCTGACATTTTTTTGAAATACTCTTCTATATGCTCACAATCACTGACATTATCTATGGATAGATCAATATATTTCTCTTCCATTTCAATACACATATCTTTAACTCTTCCCATTGACATTCTCCTTTTCATAACATTCAACAAATACTTCAATACTTGATCTAATAAGATCGGCTATACTTATATGTTCTAAACTATTTTGTGTCTCTTGTAAAGAAATAGCTGACAACTTTTTGAACATATCCACTGACAATGCTATGTTGTACATCTTGACATCTTCTTTAAATTTTTTAGGTCTACCCATTTGGCATACTCCTCAAGATATGTGCAATGACATCTACTGTGAAACCATTGCCAAGCATCTTGTACCTTTGTGTCTTGGATATTTCTTTTATATCGTAGTCGTCATCAGACGGATACCTTGACTCATCAAAATCTCCAAACAAGGTATAGTCATCTGCTAGTGTTTGTAAGCGTTCACACTCTCGTGGTGTCAATGCTCTCCAATACTTATCAGTGACAACAAGATTATCCTTTTGTACAGTTGTCAAAGCACCAGTTTTACCATCACCTTTTAACTCAATGCGTTGCTCAGTTTTGATGTTAGGATTGTAATCATCTCGTTTACCTGTTTTAGGATTGATCTTACGACCAACCATTTGACCACATACAACTTTTGGTTCTCTGTGACCACCTTGCATAGTTGTAAGAGTTGGGGCTTTACCCTCTCGTGCATATACTCGTTTAATCACATCATATCCTTTTATATCTGCGATACCAACTTGTATACATCTATGATCATCAAATACTAACTGTCGTCTATTCTTTACGAAGTATGATTTTAAGTTACCCCCTTTCCAATAGTTTGCATCTATACAGAAAGATTTATCTCGATCAACTGCACCATCTTCAACTATATCCTGTAGAAATATCTTTTTATCTTTTGGTAAATCACAATCCCAATTGAACCAATACAAACGATCACGCTTTTGTCCACTGACAAGACTAGATGGTATCATCATTGGGGCAACACCCAATGCCATAGTGATCATATTCTCATATTCTTTTTTCATCTTGACATTTTCCAACAAGAAATATTTTGGCTTGACTGTTTTCAAATGATCTAACCAAGTAAAAAATAGATTTGATCGTTTACCCTCGACCAAACCTTCACCTTTACCACTGAATGATACGTCTTGACAAGGCGATCCACCGATCATTAGATCAATGTCCTTTATACTATTTGGATTGACTTTAGTTATGTCACCTATAAATACAGTCTTCGGATAATTATATCTTGTTACTGCATTACACCACTTATCAGTTTCACTTGCCAAATATGTAGTTACTTTTTTATCTGCTCGATCAAGAGCGACATTAGCACCACTGTATCCATTGAAAGCACTATACACTCGCATGATCATCTCCATTAAGTATTGCCAACTTAATTTTTTTTAAACGATCTACGGCATCTTCAAATGTATCAAAGTCATATGATATAGTTCTCATATCGATAACATCATCAGATACTTCATACTGCACCTTGCCATCTTCAGATACACCTTTAATGATACACCACTTGTTTTTCAAAGCGTTTCTATTTCCTTTCCTAGCACTCATATGTTTTCCTTTCTATATAATATTTTTCTTTCTTCTTGTAAATTTTTTAAATAAGAATTTAGTTTTATATAGGTAGAAAAAAAAGAATACCTATCATTATTTGCGTTATCATTCAACCATCTCATAAAATTAGATTTACCAATTATTTGAAATGATACTTCTGATTGATGATCATATATATGAAAATGATTATTGAGATACGGCATTATCTTTCTCCTCTAATTTCATTGCATACATTCTAGATAGACGATCATACGTTTGTTGACCACTCGTAGACATACGATCATAATCCCATCCTAAATCTGTCAAGTCTTCAATAGTATACTTAATTAATTTTCTACAGTTACTATTCTCTTCAATCAGTTTGTTCATAAATTCTTGTTCTTTTTTAGTCATTATGCACTCTCCTTTTTCTTATCTATATACAGACGAATACATTTAGATTTACTTAATGGTTGACCATCATCATACGTTTTCCAACTTTCTCCTCTTTCTAATTTAGACTTATCTAAATATTGACCACGAACTCGTATATTATATGTATCTTTATTTAAATAAAACCTCATTGTCTTTACAAGAGATTTACCATTATCATCATTAGGAATATTAGAGAACACATATCGATGTCCTTTATTTTTTAAATGTGGATTAAAGTATGAATGATACATATCTTTATTAGTTTTAGTTAGTCTTTTAAGTTCTTTTCTTAATCTAGATACTTCTTGTTCTAATTTAAAAACCATTCTAGAGTTAGCATTTTTCTTTAGTTTGCTATTCTCATTCAGATAATGCTCGATTGTACGATCTTGTCGTGTTGCTTTATCAAATAACAATTCGTATACATCCTTACGGACATAAGCATTTTCATTTACTTTTATATCTTCGGCAGGATTAAATGCATCATCCCATATTGCTTGAGTTAATGCTAATTGTTCTAATCTGTCACAAAGTTTTTTAAATGCATACCATACGTGTTGATGATGCATATCGTTGATGTTTACTAATTCTTTTTTAGTTTTACTATAATATTGGGTCATAGACCTACCTTTCTTTACTATTGGGTTGAACCTCTGAACTATGATAATATGTATAAAAAACTATCTGTCAACAAAAAAAATAAAAAAAATTATTTGACAATACTTTTTGTTATATTCTAATCATGTAACCATGAGTTATACTTGGGTGAAAACATTTATTGAAGATTTGGCTTTGCAACCCAATGGGCGATTAAGAATGGATTGTCCATCGTGCCATAAGAAGAACACGTTGAGTGTGACTGACAATGGTTATGAGAGAATGTATAATTGTTTTTATGCTGACTGTGATGTCAAAGGTGTGACAGGCAAACGGCTGACAAAAACTAATTCTCGAATGGTGTTTGAAAAGAAGTCAGAGTCAAGTATAAAACATACTCCTTTTTTTGAATTTCAACTACCAACTACCTTTGTTCCTTTATCACGTAATCAAAAGGCTGTTGACTATGTACGCTCAGTTAATTCGTATCAAGCGTATTTAGACAATCGTGTTGACATTATGTATGACATTCGTTTCGATAGAGTGACATTTCTTGTAAAGGACAAAGGTAAGGTAGTTGATGCAATGGGGAGAACGTTGGCTGACAAAAAACCAAAGTGGTACAGATACGGAAAGACAAACTTTGGATTTCACATACATAAGGATAGTGACAATATTTTCATTGTAGAAGATTGTCCATCTGCGTGTAGTATAGCTGACAAAGTTTCATCGATTGCATTGATGGGAACAAGTTTGTTGCAACAACACGTTGACATTATTAAGAAATATAAAAATGCAATAGTTGCACTTGACAAAGATGCGACAGTCAAGGCAATAGAGATGACAAAAAAGATTTCACATTATGTGAACTGCAAAGTTGCAATACTATCAGATGATCTGAAAATTTTAAAGGATAACGAACGTGAACGAATCATTAGAAAACATATCGGTTGACCATAAGGTCATTGGCTTTTGTTTGAAGCATGACTTTTTCAACAAAGTAAAAAACATATTAGACGAAGAAATGTTTACAGGACAACTGAAAGAGTTGTTCAGAAGTATCTCATACGCACATACAAACTATGAAAAAGATCTGACAAAAGATGAACTGTTTGCATTGCACGTTGACAAACATCCTGCCATGCCATCTTCATCAAAGAAAGAACTATCTCTTGTTGTTGAGTCATTACCACCTGATGCAAACAACCACGACTTACAGATGGATGTGGTCAAGAACTTTTGGTTGCGTGACAGGGCAAGGATCATTGGCGAGAAAGCTATATCTATATTTACAGGACAGGGTGAAGACTTTGGTGAGTTGCAACGTATCATGGATACAGTTGAAGATGGTCGTATGGAAAACAAAACGACATATACTGAAGTTGACATGGATCTTGGGGAGTTGCTTGATCAAGGTGCTGGACAACCCGACTTTCCTTTTGATTGGAGCATTGTTGGGGATGTGCTGCAGGGTATGTGGCGAGGTAATCTTGGGATAATATTTGCCAGACCAGAGGTGGGTAAGACGACATTTTGTGCGTTCTTATGTGCTAGTTACATACGACAGAAAAGATTAGTTGTTTACTGGGCAAATGAAGAACCTGCCGTAAACATAAAACTACGGATTATACAGAGTTACTTTAATGTGACAAAACAAGAACTAAACACAGACCGTGAAAAGTATATTGAACTGTACAGAAAAGAAATTAAACCATACTTACGGATTATGGATTCAGTTGGAACATCTATTGAAGAAGTGAATGACTATGCACAGTTGAACAAGCCTGACATAATGTTCTGTGATCAGTTGGATAAATTTAAAGTAAGAGGTGACTTTGGTCGTGGAGATGAACGATTAAAAGAAATATATATACTTGCTAGGGAAGTTGCAAAACGTGGTAATCTTTTATTATGGGCAGTATCTCAAGCAAGCTATGAAGCACATGATCGTGCTTTCATTGACTATGCAATGCTTGACAATAGTAAGACAGGTAAGGCAGGAGAAGCAGATGTCATCATAGGCATAGGCAAAACAGGATCAAGTGAAGTTGAGAATGTTGTGCGACATATCTGTATATCAAAGAATAAAATAAATGGTTGGCATGGTATGTTGAATTGTAATATAGATGTAGAACATGGAGTGTATTATTAAAGAGTCAACTAAAAGAAAAAAGCAGTTATCTAAAAAGAATACTAGCTTGCACAGAAAAAGGTTTATAAAAAGAGTAAAACTTTTTTTAGGGTGTCAGTTATGTGGTTATAAAAAACATGCATGTGCGTTACATTTTGATCACATAGATCCTAATACTAAATTTAAAATTATAAGTAGAATGAATAATTATTCTATGGAAGCATTGAAAAATGAAATGAGAAAGTGTAGAGTTCTTTGTGCTAACTGCCATGC